GCCTTCTCTGCAGCGGCATATTTGACCGCGCGGATTTCCGTCAGAGCGTCGATTTTCGCCCAAGCAAGGAAATTAGGGAGTGCCTTCTCGCTGATGGCACGCAGGCGCGTATCAAGCGCTGCCGCCTGCTCGGTGGTGATTGGCTCCTGATCTGCGGGCGCGGCGCCGTCGGTATCTTTCTTCGTGACGACATTAAAGATCAGCCGCGTAAGGTATTTCTGCAGATATGACGCGCTGGAGCCGGTGCCTTGGATCTCCGTTTTCGTTTTGCCATCCTTCATGCCGGCGGTATCCAAAGCGCCCGCCAATTCGTAATCCTTTGAATGGCCGTCTTTGTGCAGAACCGTGCAGGTGACGCAAAGCCCCTTCGCGCTGTCCTTGGAGCCGAATGTCAGCGCGAAACCGTGGCGCGTATAGATCGGCCGGATCGCCGCATCGATGGCGTCGAATTCTGCAAACTTATAGCGGTCAGCGTCAGTTTTGCGGGCAACGGGCTGGATCTCCGATTGCGCTGCGCTCATGGCGAAGTTGAATGCACGCTCGGCGGCATCCCTGTCCATCTGCCGCTTCATATCGAGGAGTGCCTGAATTTTGGTGACGTCGATATCCGGGTTCGTCACTACGCGCTCGATCATGGCGATCATATCGCCGGTTGATTGCGATAAGGCGGGAGGCTGGATTTCTGGCTTGGTGACTTCGTTCATTTTTTGCTCCTGTTTTTACCGTATTAGCCTATCAACCAGATCTCTGCGCAAAGAGCCGTCATAGCGCCAGACCTTCTCCTCTAGCTCAGGATACCCAGTAAAACCCAAAAAATACCAGCCGTACTGATTGGTATTGGGCATGCAGCCTTTTACGTGCACCTCACCATTTCGGGTGACGCGGGCATTTTTGCCGCCGAATATAGCCTTTACGGCCTGTCTTACTTGGTTATCTGTTTTTGCTTTGGTCATTTTTTGCTCATAAGGAGCGCCAGGAACTGCCTGGACTCGGTGGGCTTGCTGTTTTACTGCCCATGACTGAATTGTATACCAATGAAAGCACGCCTGCAAGATATTTTCAACTATTTTATAGGGATAAACCCTAGATTTTGCAAAAATAGTACAATGCGTTTAGTAAACTTTTTGGAGCGCAGCATGGGCAGACCATCAAAATTAGACGATGCGAAGTGGGAGGAATTAAAGAGCCGACTAGCCAAAGGTGAAAAGGCCGCAGACTTGGCGCGGGAGTACAAAGTCTCAAAAGCAGCGATAAGTTCACGAATGTCAAAACGTATCGAAACTATTAAAATCGTTGCAAATCAAATAGTTAGCGCAGAAAAGGCGCTGAGTTCACTTACTATTGCTGAACAAGTACTCACAATTTCGCTTGCTGACGACCTCCGCGCCATTAGTATGCACCTGGCTGGAGCGGCTAAATTTGGCGCTGCGACCGCTCATAGATTGAGTGGCGTAGCCCACCAAAAAGTGCAGGAGATAGATGATTCTGCCCCGCTAACCGGGGAAAGTATGGAAAGCCTGAAGGTCATAGCGGCACTGACGCGCACGGCCAACGAATCCAGTCAGATCGGCATCAGCTTACTATCGGCCAATAAAGAGGTGGCAGCAGCAGCGGCCGAAAGTGCGAAGTCCAAGCCACTCAGCGGCCTAACCCATTTTTATGCAGCCAGACTCGCCACCAACACCTAACCCGGCCTTGGTAGATTTTTGGCTAGCCCCGGCACGCAACCGCGTGTTGATAGGTGGCCGCTCATCGAGTAAAAGTTGGGATGCCGCGAGCTTTGCCATATTCCTGGCCTCGCAATACAAGCTGCGCATATTGTGCGTGCGCCAGATTCAAAACCGGATTGAAGAATCTGTTTATTCTTTACTGAAAATTCAAATAGACCGATACCAGGCCGGGGCTGAATTTGATATTCAAAATAAAAAGATTTACCATAAGCATACTGGCAGTGAGTTTATGTTTTACGGCCTTTGGCGTAATATCGATGAAATTAAGTCTATAGAATCTGTAGATATATTATGGATTGAAGAGGGCCATAATTTAACAGAAGAGCAATGGGATATATTAGAGCCTACTATAAGAAAAGAAGGTTCGCAGGTTTGGATGATATTCAACCCAAAACTGGCAACAGATTTTGCGTATAGGCGCTTTGTGCGCAATCCCCCGCCTGATACTATTATTCGACATATTAACTATGATGAAAATCCATTCATATCTAAAACAATGATGGATATTATCAATGCGGCGAAAATAGAAGACCCGGATAAATTCGCCAATATATATTTGGGAGTGCCCCTGGAAGACGATGACAATGCGATTATTAAGCGCTCATGGGTGCTCGCTGCGGTAGACGCGCATAAGACCCTTGGCTTTGAGCCTATAGGCCGCAAGCGCCTGGGCTTTGACGTGGCTGACTCCGGGCCTGATAAATGCTCTTGGGTCTATGCTCACGGCAACGTAGTGCTTAATGCCGATGTATGGCAGGCCAGTGAAAATGAGCTATTAAAATCATGCACCAGGGTTTTTAGAAAAGCCAAAGAATATAATGCATTAATTACTTATGATTCAATTGGCGTTGGCGCAACTGTTGGAGCAAAAATAATAGAATTAAATATACCGCTCCAGCCTAGTGAGAAAATATCGCACAATAAATTTAACGCCGGGGGTGCTATTTATAGGCCAGAATCTAATTACAGCCACGGCGTTAAAAACAAGGATATGTTTGGCAATATAAAAGCGCAGGCATGGTGGCGGCTCGCTGATAAGTTCAGGGCTACATATAATGCTGTAAAAGATAAAAAAGATTATAATGTTGAAGATTTAATAAGCATCAGCAGCGATTTACCGCATTTACAGCTTTTAATTGATGAATTAACTACACCCAAAGTAGATTATGACCAGTATGGCCGGGTAAAAGTCGAGAGCAAAAAAGACTTGGCTAAGCGTGATGTACCGTCACACAATATCGCCGACGCCCTGGTTATGGCCTTTGCACCAGGCCAGGAACCCATTAAAATTGACGAATCTATATTAAGGTGATTATGAAGCGCAAAGCCCGCCAATACACGGCAAAACCCGTAGCCGCCACGCCAAGGGCGGGTATCCGCATTGCATACGACGCGCTGGCCGGAATCCAATCCGATGCGCCCTTTACTTTTGAGCCGCCAAAATTGATGCCGGGTGTCGTGCCCAGCGATGGCATGGCGATGGATGCCGGGGCTACGTCAATTTATGCCTATGCCAATAGTGGCGCTGGCATGCAAGGCTTTTTGGGCTATCCGCTATTAAGCGAGCTGGCGCAGATTACAGAATATCGAAATCCGGTAGAAACTACCGCGCTCGAATGCACGCGCAAGTGGATTAAATTTAGCTCCGATGGCGATAAAGACTTGACCGACAAAATCGCCAAACTGAATGCGGCGATGGTTAAATACCGCGTCAAGGACGTTTTTAAGCTGGCAATGGAGCACGATGGGTTTTTTGGACGGGCGCAAATTTATATTGGCATTGATAAAGTGGCCGATGATATGCGCGAAACGCCGCTTATTATGAGCAATAAGACGATCCGTCCCGGCTCTTTGCTTGGCTTTACAAACGTCGAGCCACTTTGGACTGCTCCACATACGTACAATTCAAATAACCCGCTTGCCCCCGATTTTTTTAAGCCACAGCACTGGTTTGTTATGGGTAAAAAAATCCATTCGACCCGCATGCTTACAATCGTAGGCCGCGAAGTGCCCGATTTACTCAAGCCAGCATACAATTTTGGCGGCGTAAGCCTCACGCAATTACTTGCGCCTTACGTATCTGCATGGCTGCGCACGCGGGATGCTGTCTCGGACTTGCTGCATAACTTTAGTATTACGGGCATAAAAACAAATATGGCCGATGTATTGCAAGGCGGCGGCGACCAGGGCATTACAAACCGGGCAAAGCTGTTTAATAAATACCGGGATAATCAGGCAGTAATGCTTTTGGATAAAGACACCGAAGACATTATGCAGATTAATACGCCTTTATCAGGTCTGGATTTATTGCAGGCGCAATCCCAGGAGCATATGGCGGGCCCTACGCATATGCCGCTGGTGAAACTGTTTGGCGTAACGCCAAGCGGCCTAAATGCCAGCGCAGAGGGCGAAATACAGGTTTATTACGATTACATACATAGTATGCAGGAGAGCCTTATCCGCACGCCGCTGCAAAAAATCATTGAGGTAATCCAGCTCTCCGAATTTGGGGAGATTGACGACGCGATCAAATTCGAGTTTTTGCCACTCAAGGAATTGGACGGTGAAGCGCTTGCCAGGGTACGCAAGGCCGATGCCGATGCGGGCATGGCCTATGTAGAGCGCGGCGTAATCAGCGCGGAAGAAGAGCGCCAGCGGCTTGCAAGCGACCCCCAAAGCGGATACACCAATTTAGACCCGGACGATCTACCCGAGGCCCCAGGCGGTGAAACCCAAGGCGATGATGGTATGGGCAATGGCTAAGAAATTAACCGCGCCGGGAAAAAAAGACGTAAAGGTAAAGGCTATAAGGCCCAATGCTGGCGTGGAGGCCGCTTACCGCGCCAGTATGCGCAAAGTTGTCGTGGCAATGGCAAATAGCTACGCATATTGGCTCAAGGCGGCATTTAGGCGCGGCGATGGCCCAAAGGCGACCCAGGCGCTAATGGACAAGCTGGCCTCTACGTGGTCGGACAATTACGCCGGGATGGCCGACAAAATGGCCGACGTTTTTGTGGCAGGCTCAAAAAAGCACACCAATATGTCGATGATGGCCGCGCTAAAAGAATCCGGCTTCACCATTGAATTTAAGCAGACCGAGGCCGCAAAACAGGCTTATGCCATAGTCCTGGCCGAAAACGTCGGGCTTATCCGCACCATCCCAAGCAAATACCATGCCGATGTGTCTGCGCAAGTTTGGCAGTCGGTTAAAGATGGCTACGACATGGAGGCGCTTACTAAAGGCTTATCCCAGGCTTACGGCCTCTCATTTAAGCGGGCCGGGCTTATCGCCCGCGATCAAACGTCGAAGGCGATGGCGACCATCGAGGCGGCGAACCGCGCCGATTTAGGCATCACGCAAGCAATTTGGGTGCATAGCGGCGGCGGCAAGCACCCGCGCCCAAGCCATTTAAAGGCAGGCCGGGATAAAACTTTGTTTGATGTAAATAATGGTTTATACTTGGACGGTGAATGGGTATTACCAGGCCAAGCAATAAATTGCCGCTGTACTTCAATGAGCATAATTCCAGGTTTTGAAATTGAGTAAAGAAATACTAGCCTTTGATAAGTCCGCCCGCGATATTGACGTGGACGGGCGTATGCGCGTGGGAAGGTGCAATATCACTAAGGCTATGGTCTGCCCTTATTTTGGGCACGAAATACCGGGCGCGGAAGCATTGGGCTTAGAGCCTTCAAAGATATATTACCTATTCCGCGACCCCGAAGAAATTCAAAAAGCCGCCGATTCTTTTCGCGGTCTGCCTCTTTTAATAAAGCATAACGTAGTAAACGCAGACAATCCGCGAAAAGATTTAATCGTTGGAACGACTGGGACTGACGTAGAGTTTAATGATCCATATTTGACAGTTTCATTATCAATTTGGGATAATGCTGCCATTGCAGGAATTGAAACAAAGCAGCAAACCGAGTTATCATGTGGCTATCGATATACTCCAGATATGACACCCGGGGAATATCAAGGAACACATTATGATGGTGTAATGCGGGATATTATTGGCAACCATGTGGCATTGGTTGATGTTGGACGCGCAGGCAGTGACGTAGTGGTGGCAGACTCAAACCCCTTTATTAAGGATTGGAAAATGAAACTTAAGCAAAATGTTATTACGGCAAAACAGAATGCCCGAGAGGCTTTGAAAGGCATTATTGCCCTTGATGCCGATCTTAAAGCACTCGATGCCGTTCTGGAAAAACTGGCAAAAGATGCCGCTTCTGACGATGAATCGGACGACGAGCTCTACGAAGACGACCCTGATGCCCCTGGCAAGCGTCGTAAAAAAGCAACGGCAAATGATGACGCTGACCCAGCCGCCAAAGACCTGCCCGCTAAGCCAGACGGCGTAAGCAAAGGCGCTATGGATGCCGCTATTGCTTTGGCAACGGCCAACGTAGCTAAGCAAGTGCGCAGCGATATGGAGGCCCTGTACAAAGCCCGTAAAGACGTTTCCGGGCTAGTGGGTGAAGTGGCGATGGACAGTGCAGAGCAGGTCTACAAATTTGCCCTTGACAATGCCAAGGTAGACACCGCTGGCGTGCACCCAAGTGCATACGGCGCACTGGTATCTATTTTGCAAAGCAAGCAAGCGCAAGCGCCCAAAATCGGCATGGATAGCGCGGCCATTAAAGCCGTATCCGAGCAATTCCCCGCGCTGTCGCGTTTCAAACACGTTTAAGAAAAGAGGTAAAAAATGGCTTTTCAATCTCAAGTAAATATCCAGCCCGCGCCAGCGGTTGAGGGGGATTTTTCCTCTATCAATCCTCGCGTAACGATGCTGGCAGGCCAAGGCGCTCTAGTCACTGGCGCAAACGGCGTAATAGTCGGCAATTTTGCATGGGCAACTGCTGCGGGCGTGGCAAATAACACATTCGCACCGGGTGCTCGAATCGGCTTCGTGCACCGCGAAAGCCAGGCGCTGATTACGGCATTCCTGGCTGAATCTGGTAACACAATCCCCCAAGGATTGGGCGTTACTCTGTATACGCAGGGTGACTTTTGGGATCGTTTTGCAGCAGGTGCATCGGTCGGGCAAAAAGTCTACGCTTACTATGCTGATGGCAGTGCATACGCATCTGCCACGGCAACGCCTCCCACCAATGCGCTGATTGTGGCTAACACGGCCACCTCTACGCTGTTGACCGTAACGGCTAACACTGGCCTGCCTATCGCTGTAGGCCAGCCAGTATCTGGCTCTGGCATCCCCGCAGGCGCGTATATCGCGGCTTTCGGCACGGGTACTGGCGGCGCTGGCACATACACCCTTAGCGCGGCTGCTACGGCCACCGCATCGGGTGTGACGGTGACGGCAACGACTGCGGTGGAAACCAACTTTATTGTTGCATCCACGGCAGCGGCTGGCGAATTGGCAAAAACCACTACTTGGGGCTAAGAATGACTGATAAATATACTTTTAGCAAGCTGGCGGCTGATGCTGGCATTATTTTCCACGATCAGATGGCTTTTTTGCCGGAAGGCGTAAGCCACAATTTTAATTTGGCAATGGACGCTCAACCTGGCTTGGCTACCGTGTCAAGCGCTGGCGTGCCGTCATTTTTGTCAACGATGATCGACCCAAAAGTGATCGATGTACTTGTTTCGCCGATGAAGGCGGCAGAGATCGTGGGCGAGACCAAAAAAGGTGATTGGACTACCATTACGGCCGCTTTCCCAGCGATTGAAAACACTGGTGAAGTTACCTCTTATGGTGACTACAATGCCAACGGCTCCAGTGGTATGAATGTCAACTTTAACCAACGCGAAAGCTACCACTATCAGGTAACGACGCAGTGGGGCGAGCGCGAGTTGGAGATGATGGGCTTGGCGAAGATTGACTACGCTACTCGCATAAATATCGCCTCCGCGCTTGTGCTGAATAAGTACCAAAATCAAACGTACTTTTTTGGTGTAAGTGGCTTGCGCACCTTCGGCTTGCTTAACGACCCTTCGCTGAACGCATCTATTGCGCCCTCTGGCGCTGTATGGTCTACAGCCACGCCGGACGTGATCTACGAGGACATTCGCCGCATTTTTGTGCAATTGCAATCCCAAGCAAACGGCGTTATTGACCAAAACTCTCCGCTGGTTTTGGCAATGTCGCCAACCCTGTCGGTGGCGCTTAACAAAACCAACATCTATAACGTCAACGTTATGGATCAAGTTAAGAAAAATTTCCCTAACTTGCGTTTTGTTTTCGCCCCTGAGTATGCAACCCAGGGCGGTCAACTAGTGCAAATGATCGTCGAAAATCTCGACGGCCAGGACACCGCCACTTGTGCGTTTACCGAGAAGATGCGTGCGCATGCAATTGAGCGCCGCACATCTTCTTTTTTGCAGAAAAAATCGCAAGGCACTTTCGGTTCTGTGATTTTCCGACCCGCTCTGATCGCATCTTTGATCGGCGCTTGATTACGCAACACCCCCGGCCACGCGCCGGGGATTTTAAGGAGTGAAGATGGCAACAGTAGTAGTAGGCTGCAAATTACCCAATGGCTTGATCATGAGCTTGGGTGATAAAACTGTAAATTTGAACGGTGCAAATTCTGCACTGGTCATTGGTGGCCACGGCATCACCAACGACGTGGATAAAAGTCTTTTTGATGCATGGTTAGCGCTTCATGCTGATAAAGACTTTGTGAAAAATGATCTGGTGTTTGCGCACGAAGCACGTAAAAATGCGGAAGCCCAAGCAAAAGACCAGGCCACACTCGAATCTGGCCTTGAGCCTCTCTTGCCCAAGGATATGCCCAAAGGCATGGAAGTCGTTCCTAGCCTAGGCTGATCATGCCTAGCGTGGCCTTTGACCCGGTGGCGTTTGTAGCGCGATACCCTGAATTTTCAGCGGTTTCCACTGCAACGCTGTCGGCGTTTTTCGTAGAAGCTACGCTACAGCTTGACAATACCGATTCGAGCGTTGTTACCGATTTAGCAATGCGGGCCGTGCTGCTAAATATGCTGGTGGCCCACATAGCCGCATTGAGCGGCGCGGCCAATGGCGGCACAGGGGCCAATGCCCTTGTCGGCACTACCAGTAGCGCTACAGAAGGCAGTGTATCTATCGGAGTCAATACTCCAACTGCTCACAATGGCACACAAGCCTATTTTTACCAGACCCAATACGGTTTAGCCTATTGGACTGCCTCTGCGCGTTTCCGGTCATTCCGGTATGTATCGCCATGGCAACCCTAAAAATAAACGACGCATTGCAAAAAAGGCTCAATAAGATATTGGAAGAGTCTGGCGGTGTGCTGAAAGTTGGGTTTTTGCCGGGTATTAAATACCCTGACGGAACGAGCATTGCCCAGGTGGCTTTTTGGAATGAGTTCGGCACCACCACAATTCCTGCGCGGCCATTTTTTCGCAATGTCATCGAGCAAAAAAGTGGTAAATGGGGCAATGCACTCGCCGTAAACATGATCGCAAACGGCAATAATGCAAAAAAAGCCCTGGCGTTGGTGGGGACTGGAATTAAAGAGCAAATAACAAATTCAATCGAAAATCTCAAAGAGCCGCCTAATGCAGATTCGACGGTGGCTGGAAAGGGATTCGACGACCCTCTTAATCACACCGGACTTATGAAAAAAAGCGTGGATTATGAGGTTGCCGAATGAATTTGCATGGCATTGTCCGCACGGCCATCAATATGGTTAATCCTGATTTACTGGCCGTTTTATTGCGGTCAAGTGGCTATATTACTGGCGTGGACGGTCGGCAAGTCCCATCGTTTCAATCGTATCGCGGAAAAATTCAAGTACAAGGAACATCGCGCGATGAACTAAAGCATATCAACGACCTCAATATGCAGGGCGTTTTTCGCAAGGTTTACATCCTGGGAAATTGGGCCGGGGTCATTCGCGCAGACCAGCGCGGCGGCGATGTTCTTAAATTTGCCCAAGTCCCAGGCGCGGCCATCCAAGAGTGGCGCATAGTGCAGGTGCTGGAAACGTGGCCGGACTGGTGTTCTGTTTTGGTGTGTTTAGGGGCTGATAATGGCTGATTATGCAGATCGGGTACAGGAGACCACCACTACAGCCGGAACGGGCGCTGTAAGCATGAATGGGGCCGTTGCTGGCTATCAGACTTGGGCGGCGGCATTCCCAAGTGGCAGCGGAACCCAAAAGACTTATTGCTTAGTCGATGGTAACGCCTGGGAGGTGGGCATCGGAACGCTGACAAGTGGCACGCCGTGGACGCTTAGCCGTGACACTATCCTGGCATCGTCAACGGGCGCGGTGCTGGTGCTTAGCGGCGGGTCTACGTCTGTATTTTGCGACCTTGCCGCGCAGCAAGTGGACTGGCCTACTGTTAATACGATAATTGCCAGCACAGACAATGTAAATGTACAATTAGGCAATCAATTATTAGTTGCATCAAATTTAAATATACTAGGCAACCTTAACGCAATTGGAGACTTGGCTATATTATGAGCACACTAACAATGGTCGAGCAAAATAACCCGGGCGCGCAAAGCGCTGGGCAGCAAAAACTTTACCCAATTGCAGGCGGCTTGGCTCGCACAGATTCAACTGGCATTCAAAAAGTCATTTTAGATAATGGCTCCGGCGTATCCGCGCAAACATTGATTCAACTTTCTAACATTCTCGGAGGCATTTAATGGCCGTCACACCAAATAGCATTGTCACGCCGCAAGGCCCCTTTATTGCAGGGTTTAATTTGGCCGCTGTTACCGCGTGCACCACCCGAGCGCCTACGCCCATTGCAAGCGCTGCAGCGGCCAACATTTTTCTGGTATCCGGCCCGACTGCAAACGGTTTGCGGCTTGATCGAGTTTTAGTCAAAGGATCGTCAAGTTCCATCACCGCAACAACGGCAGCGCAAACCGTCACTATTTGGCTAAGCGACGGCGCTACTTTGTGGCCGATTGATGAAATTCTCGTTACCGCCGTAATTCCATCTACGACTGTCGCAAGCTACCAAGGTATTTCCGTTTATAGCGGCTTGGTGTTGCCGTCTACGTGGTCGATTTATGTAAGCACTAGCGTGACCACGACCGCAGCAACTACCGCATTGACTGGCATCGCAACCGGAGCAGTGCTGTAATGTCTAAGGGTATGGGCTTAGCCCCCTTTGCAGCGGGCAAAACCGACAAAGAGCTTTGGGCGCTTGGTGGCGACCAAATTACATGGTCTAACGACACCAGCCAATTCCGTCAAGGATCGGCGGCTTTTATCCCGACCAATTCGCCGCTCGGCACATTGATCGGCGGGCAAACTGCCATGTACTATAAATGCCACAACGTCTCGATTGATGAGCGTGGCGTTTTTGCTGGCCGCGATGATCCAGGTGGCTGTGGCTTGGTCGTGTACTGCGAAGATGAGACAGTACGATATTTTGGCGCACCTTCGGGCGCAAAGGGCACTTTGCCTGTTTGGACGCTGTACACCACCATCAACTTTTTGACTGGCGCATGGACATACGTAGGGCCAATTACTCCAAGCGCGTCGGCTGGTATTGTCGGCACTATCGCGGTCGGTAACGCCAACGCGGGCAGCGTAGGCGAATACATATCGGCCACGGTGGCATCGGGAGCGGCCATTGCGCTCACCACCGCGACTGTAGCCAACGTCACCAGCATATCGCTTAGCGCTGGCGACTGGGATGTGGATGGCGTAGTGGACTACACGGCAGCGGCAACGACCAGCATCACGCAGCTACAGCACGGCTCCAGCACGACCACGGCAGCGCTTGGTGCTCAAGATACGTTTGTCAGCGAAGGGTTTGCGGCAATGGTTCCTGGCGCGATTCTGTTGGCCTACGGCATTCCCACGACTCGCATTAACGTGTCTACTACAACCACAGTTTTCTTGGTTGCAAAGGCGACTTTTACTGTGTCTACGCTTGCTGCATATGGCACTTTGCGGGCGCGGCGCGTGCGATAAAACATGTTAGGCTTTGGCGCAATATCGAGCCAGCCGATAAGCGCAATAGCAGGGGCATCGGCTAGCCGCGTAATCACAATCGACGCTTATGCAGGCGTGGAGTTTTTGCGCAATAGTTTTATCGATTACCCCAATTTATTGAGCGTTGCTGGCGGCGTTTTGTCCCCATTGATGGCCCCGATTGAATGGGGCGGCGTTATCAGCGTTACAACGGACGCTTATGCTCCAGTGGAGTGGGCCTCTAACCTTGCCAACTCGGCATATTCTGCTGTTGATTACTTTGCTGTATTTAGCGCTAGCACTCCATCCCCGATCGATGCTGCGCTAGGGTTATCCGCTTCGCAAAACGGCCCAGGCGAATGGCAAAGCACGGCCAATGCCATAAGCTACGCGCCGACAGAATGGGGCGGAGTGCTAAGCGTCACCACGGATACAAAAACACCGATTGAGTGGACTTCAACGGCCAGCGCAGTGGCCAGCGCGTCGATTGATTTTTACGCGCCGTATTCGTACACCGTTTATTCGCCTATTGAATACGGCTCTTTGCTCAACGCAGCCACATATTCCACCGCTGAAATACTGCGCAGCAATGCGAATGATTCGACTGGCGCGGTAAGCGTGGCAGCTTCTTTGCTTTATTCCGGCGCTGTGCAAAACGACTGGAGCGCTGGCCTGGCTGCAAATTCCGCATCGTATGCCGACTGGGGCATCGGCGTGGTGGCGAATATTGCCAACGCTTTGGAATCCTTGGGCGGCGCGGGTGCTGCTATGGCGGGGCCAACAGAATGGACTGCCATTACTGTCGTTACGTCAAATACACAATCGGCGATAGATTTTTATTCAAACGCAGCATATTCGAGCGCGTTAAATATAGACTGGGCAAAATCTGTCATAGCCCAATATCCGGTTGCAATAGAATCAAATTTAAGCGTAAAAACTGATTCAACATCTCAAATATCGTATTTTTCGACTCTTGCGGCCAATGCGGGTATCAATGTAGATTATTTCATTGTATTTGCTTATAATTCAAGCATCCTCACAGAATGGGCATTGCCGAATTTATTCAAAAATGGCAATAATGAAATTTTCCTAGTCGATAAACGCGGGAGCATTTTTAAGCTAGAAGGCCGTAGCGCAGTGTTTAATCCAGACGGTCGAAATACGGTTTGGAAGCCATTATTTAGATAAAGGGTTCAATATGTCAGTTTTAGTATCAGACACGGTAGTTTATGGCTCTGCAAATATGCAGGATGTTGACGGCGCGGTTACGGGCGGCGCGGTCAATTTCGCCACTCGAATCAGTTTTAACGATATTGCTCCGGCTGGCGCATTGTCTTATTACTCATCGGCATCAGCAGATACCGCCGTCACCGTGACGGTTAGCGGTCGAGATGCCACTGGCATTATCCAAACCGAGGCCAAAGTCACTACTGGAACTACGCCAGTCGCGGGCGCTCAATCGTTTGAACGCTTGCTAAAAGGCGTGGTAACAGGTACGGCGGCGACCGGAGACATTGGTGCACTGTCTACAACCCCGGTAGTGACGGGCACGGCCCAGGGCGGCGCTGCTGCCACGGCAACTGCTAGCGCCACCATCACTCTGCAAGCGGGCCAAGGCGCATCGGTGGCACTTGGGCAGATCGTGCGGATTACCAACAATTTGCCAGCGGGCATTAACTTTGTGATGCGCTACGTGACGGCTATCGCGGGCGATGTAATCTCTGTTAATCGTGACTGGGGCGGCTTTGTACCCACGTCGGCAACGACTTACACGGTCAACGAGGGATTTTTGTTTGAGATTTTGCCAAACAAAGTAACGCAAATTCGCCGACCGTTTTACAACGCATCGGCTGACGTAGTGGGTGGCGCAAACCGCAATTACTATGAAAAGGTATTTGTGGTAAATAACAACACTGCGACCGCGTTAACATCAGCCTCAGTCATCAAGCAAATTGACCCGACCGGGGCCACTGGCTTTCAAATTGCCCTTGCAAGCGCCTTAAACGACACCGGAACAGTTACGAATCGGCAGACCCTACCCACCGTAGGCATCACGGCGTTTACTGCGGGCGCGGCTCCGCAAACCATTGCCGTTCCCACCGTCAATCTACCTCCTGGCGCTGCTCCTAATGCAGCAGGTGCGCAAGGTATTTGGCTCAATTTGCAGCTTAACGCGGGCATTGCGGCATCTAAAACATCGTTTACGCTGCGCACTACGGGCAGCACCACGTAATGCAGCAAGCCAACGAAAAGCGCACATATGATGCGCGGCTGTACGATGTAATCTGCACAGGCTTGCTTGCGCCGACAGAGACGATCACGGCCATCGTGAGCGCTTCGGCAGACCAAGGCGGTCTAGTATTTGGGACTGGCATTATCAATTCGCAGCCAATTACTTATTATGACGGCACGGTCGTACCCGTTGGTAAAGTAATCCAGATTGAAATATCGGGCGGCACAATTGGCGCTAATGATAGTCTGGCCGCTGGCGTGCCCAATTTAATGTGCACTGTTCGCATCCGATTTACGACAAGCCTTAGCCCGAATCAAATAGAGGCCACGGTGCTTTTGTTATTGCGTGATCAGCCATTATGACCCCGACCCAGCCCGATATATTCTCGGCAATTCGTGCTTATATATTAAGCATAATTTCCTGCGAAGTGATCCAGGGGCTGGGTAATGGCGCGGCCATGCCAAACGGGCCATTTATTGCGCTGACGGCCATCAATCAAAAAAGATTGTCTACCAACAGCACGGCGTATGCGGATGCCACGCCGACAACTGGCACAAAAACAATTCAACAGGCAACGCAACTTAATGTGCAAATTGATTGTTATGGCAGGCAAGCGCTGGACTGGGCTAATACTTTAAGCACGTTATTGCGTGACGAATCTGCCTGTAGTGCCCTATATCCGCTGTTACAGCCTTTATATGCAGACGACCCGATCAGCGCCCCGCTTGTCAATTCAGAATTGAAATACGAACAGCGCTGGGTAGTTACTGCGTCATTCCAAGTTAATGTTTCCACGCCAATATCTATGCAGTTCTTTAATACTGCTACGGTAAATGGCATAATAGCAATATAAGTATGTTTACTTAGAAAAGGTGAAAATATGACCATCCCAGCATCACAATTAGTTTCGGTACAGCCCAATGTTATTAGCGCGGGCGGCTCGCCTTTATCGCTAAACTCCATTTTCCTGACAAAAGATACTTCAATTCCTATCGGCACAGCGCAGCCTTTTGCCACTTATTTAAGTGTCGCAAATTGGTTTGGCGCAACGTCGCCGGAGGCTTTGCTTGCTGCTGTTTATTTCAACGGCTGGGACAATTCGACGATTAAGCCTGGCAACCTGTTTTTCTCGCAATACAACACGACCGCCGTCAGTGCCTATTTGCGCGGCGGCACAATTTCGGGCATTCCTTTAACAGCTCTGCAGTCGTTGTCGGGCGTGCTATCGGTCACGGTTGACGGTGTGCTGAAAACCTCGACGGCGATCAACTTGTCGGCGGCTACCAGCTTTTCAAGCGCGGCCACCATTATCGCGGCGGCTTTTACGGCAGGCCCTGCGGTGACTTTTGATAGCCTTCGCGGCGCGTTTGTTGTGGCATCCACCACCACGGGAGCAACATCCACTATTAGCGTCGGCTCGGGCACTATCGCGGCTGGCCTGCTGCTGACGGCGGCTACTGGTGCTGTTTTGTCGCAAGGCGCGGCCATTGCCGTGCAATCGACCTACATGAACGCGCTCACTGTACAAACCCAAAACTGGGCATGCTTTATGACAGTTTGGGAGCCACTTATTGCAGACAAATTACTTTTTGCGTCATGGACTAATGCGCAAAATAATCGATATGCTTATGTGGCGTGGGACAGTGATATTACGGTAACGCAATCCGGTAATACAACTTCTTTTGGCCCGCAGATCATTGCGGCTGGCTATAACAGCACCGTATGCGTGTACCCTAGCGCCGACAAAGCCGCGTTTATTTGCGGAACCACCGCGTCAATTGATTTTACGCGCCGCAATGGACGCATTACGTATGCCTTCAAAGGGCAGTCAGGCCTTATCGCTGACGTGGTAGACCCTACCATCGCCAACAATTTGACTGCAAACGGGTACAACTTTTACGGCGCATACGCCACGGCAAACCAGGCATTCACACAATTTCAACAAGGCACTATTTCAGGCCAATGGAAATTTTTTGATTCATACATCAATCAAATTTATCTGAATAACCAATTGCAGCTTGCATTGATGGTGCTTTTGGCGGGCACAAACTCATTGCCGTACAACGCGCTGGGCTACGGCCTTATCGCAGCGGCAGTGCAAGACCCTATCAATCAAGCATTGAATTTTGGCTCTATCCGTGTTGGCGTGCCGTTGTCCGTACAGCAAGCCGCATCGGTAAATGCCCAGGCTGGCTTAAAAATTGACGACGCACTGACAAGCCAAGGCTACTATTTTCAAGTTCTGCCAGCAAGTGCGCAAGTACGCGGGCTTCGACAATCGCCGCCGTGCACTCTTTGGTATATGGACGGCGGCAGCATCCAAAAGATCAACCTTGCGTCGATTGATATCCTTTAATTGGAGATAAAAAATGGCAACACCTAAAACAATCACCGCTGCGAATTCTGTTTTTTTGCTGGCAATTGCTGGCGTTTACCCCATCCCAATTCAAATTGAGGGCTTTGCTGCTGACTCGGCTTTCGCGGTTGACTCCGTAGACTTGGTGGAGACGGTTATGGGTGTGGACGGGAAGCTGTCGGCTGGCTATACGCCCGTTAAATACGATATGTCAATTTCCATCATGCCGGATAGCGGTAGCCTGAGTTTGTTTGAGACTTGGGTCGCTGCGATGAACGTCGCCCGCGAAGTTTTTTACGCGAGCGGGCAAATTATTATCCCGTCGATCAATCGAAAATATGCTCTAACAAAAGGCGTTTTAACCTCTGCAAAACCGTTGCCCGATGTTAAAAAAGTGCTGCAAGCGGTTGATTACAAAATTACATGGGAATCCATTAACCCGTCTCTAGTTTAATCGTTTAGCACGGCCTAGAGGGCGCTCAAAAACCGGGTTTTCCTCCTATCCCGGCTGGCCGTGCTTCTTAAAATTGGAGGTAAGGAGTTTGTATGGCAAGAAAAGTAGCAACAGTAAAAATTTCAACGCCTGGGCGCGATGTGGGCAAGGTGTTCGTGCTTACCGAATTAAGCGCGTATGAGGCAGAGGACTGGGCTGCACGCGCATTGTTTGCGATGCTTGGGGCTGGCATAGACATTCCCGACCATATCGCCAGCGCGGGCCTTTCTGGTGTGGCTGCATTGGGCATTCAATCGCTTACCAAAATCCCATACTTGGCAGCGAAGCCGCTGCTAGACGATATGCTTAAATGCATTCAGATTCAGCCAAGCCCCAAGGTCGTGCGGGAATTGATTGATAGCGACATTGAAGAGGTTTCCACCTTGCTGCAATTGCGACAAGAAATTTTTAGCTTGCATTTATCTTTTTTTACAGACGGCGCTCCATTGACTACGGCTACAGGCCAGCCCAGCGGGCAAGCCAGCTAAGCACCGTCAACATAGCGCCGACTATCGCATGGATAATTGGAAGCAAAATGTCTACGCTAAAAGAATTGCAAACTTTTTACGGAGCAGAAGATTTATACAACATGATAGAGATTTTGCAAGTTCAGCAATTTAACGAATCGCAGCAAGAAACATAAATGGCAACCGTAATTGATGCGCTGGTGGTGACCCTTGGGCTAGATGCGAAAGCATTCAAGAAAGGCTCAGAGGAATCGCTGAAACACGTCAAAAAAACGGGAGAAGAGGCCGAGCGCGTTGGTAAAAACATGGAGCGCAGCGGGCAGCAAGCGGCTCAATTTTTTGCTAAATTGCGCACCGAAGCGCTTAGCTTGCTTGCTGTTTTTACGGCAGGCGCTGGCCTTAAAAACTTCACAGTAAACACAATCAATACAGCGGCCGGGCTTGGCCGCATGTCTGATAATTTGGGCCTAAGCACCGAGCGGTTAACGGCTTGGCAGAGGGTCGCGGAAAACGCGGGCGGCAGCGTTTCGGGCATGACCGCCAGGTTGAAAACGGCCACGCTCGCAGTAGCAAATTACAAACTTGGTATCGGCGACGAATCAAATTCCAAAGGTTCGTTTTTGGGTTTGCAGCGAGAAGACTTTGAAAGCGCAGAAACCCTGTTGAAAGGCCAAGCGCGAATACTGCACGAAGCATACAAAGTAAATCCGCAGGATGCCATTGCCAAAGCGGCAATGATGCAAATTGACGAAGATACATTCAACGTCATGAAAAACGGCCCAGCCGTGATGATGGCCAATGTCGATGCCATGCAAAAGCTATCGGCGATAACAAGGGATAGCGCGGAGCAAGCCGATAAATTAAGAAAAATGTTTCTTGATATTGAGCGTCAATTTACAGCCGTAGCAACCAAAATTTTGTTTGCCCTCGCTCCGACTATTGAAAAATTATTAGACAAATTAAATCAGTTGGGCGAATGGTTTAACAAAAATCCAGAAAGTATAAATGCGGGCATAAATACCACACTAGAAACCTTTAAAGTTATGGCAAAAGTTGTTGGATTAATTGCTGATGGATGGAGCAAGATTATTGGCTATGTTGCGGCTACTGGGAGAGCCATACACAAGGTATTGCCAGACTGGGTAAGCGACAAAATAGGCAAATTTGTGGCTGATGCCATAGAAGAACCACAACAAAAAACAAACCCTGCGATTACAACGCCATCTACAAAAAACTCTGTCTATGGAAATAAAGATCAAATATACAAAGCTCTTTTGGCTGACGGATATAGCAAAGAAGCGGCAGCAGGAATTTTAGGCTCTTTGCAGCAAGAGAATAGCAGTTTTAATCCATCATCCGTAAACCCTAAAAGTGGCGCGGCTGGCATCGCGCAATGGCTTGGGCCAAGAGCCAAGCAATACAGTCAAAAATACGGCCACAAAGTACAAGAGGGAACGCTATCAGAGCAAATAGAATTTATGCTTTGGGAGATGCGCAACACTGAAAAAAAATCCGGTGACGCGCTGCGCGGCAAGGTGTCAACAGAGGATGCCGCAAAAATCCATACCGATCTATATGAGCGCCCCGGTTCGGTAGAGGCGAATATACCGCGCCGCCAGAGCTTCGCAAAACAAATTGCGGCCACATACTCAAGCGAAGTTAATATAAACGGCCCCATTACTGTTCAAACAAACGCAACCGACGCCAAAGGCATCGCCAATGGACTTAGCCAGGAAATAAAGCGCATAGTTTCGTCACCCTTTGGTGGGCAATTTGAATCAGGGTTAAATTAAAATGAGTTTAATCCCGTTTCCCAATGTTCCGACATTCCCCGGCGTGCCGATTATTCCGCGTAGCCTGAGTATTCCCTCGCTTGGTGCAATCGTAAATTCTGGCTTGCTTGGCATTAAAGACAACATTTTCGGCCCGGTGATATGGGGTGTTTATGACAAAACTGGCGTTTTGGCGCTAGAGCCTGATAGTTTTTTAGGAATTGACTTTAAGAACAATTCTTTATTGTCAAATTACCCTACTGAATCTGGCGCATTCGCCACTTACAACAAAGTGGGCACGCCTTACGACTTTAGCGTAAAAATTGCGCTCGGGCGCGACCAAGCATCGCGCACAGCAATGATCCTAAAACTGGATTCAATGTTGCAATCCATCGATCTTTTTACTGTCATAACCCCTGAAATTACGATAAAAAATGCCTCTTTGGTAAATTACAGCTACAACCGTGAAAACAAAAGCGGCGTATCAATGATTACCTTTACGCTGCAATTTATGGAAGTTCGCGTAACGGCGACCTCTGTTTTTTCGCCTGTGACAAAAGTGCCGGATTCGAGCACGAAATTAAGCAATGGGCAGGTCACGCCTTCGCAAACAACACAATATGGCGGGCCTTTCCAGTGATGCAAATACCTCTTACCGCTACGCCAGCGCAAAGCATGACGGTCTTGCTAGGTGGGCAGCAAACGCAAATATCTCTTTACACAAAGGGCGATGGTTTGTTTTGCGACGTGTCAGTAAATAATGCGCCGATAGTCCAGGCGCGGGCCTGTCACGACCGCTTAAAAATCGTTCGATATGGATACTTGGGGTTTGTCGGCGACTTGTGTTTTATTGACACGCAAGGCAATAAAAGCCCCAAATATAGCGGCCTTGGCACTCGGTACATCTTGGTTTATCTCGCTCCGGGCGAATCATGACTTACGCAAAGCGAAAAATTGACGTTACCATCAATGCCGCTAAAGGCCAATTCGGGGATAGCCGTGGCGATGATGTTGTGCTATCAGGATACCGCGTTGCAGGCAGTTTTTCGTACATGGGGGGCTATGCCCAGGCCAACGCTCACATAGGCATTGTAGGCCTGCCATTGCCGTTAATTTTGCAGCTTACGGGCACTGGCATCAATGCGCGGGTGCAAAGGGACAACAAAATACTGGTGGCCGCTGGCGATGAGGGCGGCGCAATGTCAACGGTTTACACCGGGAGCTTATGGCAGGCTTATGCCGACTTTTCCACCGCGCCCAATGTAGTCTTTAACATCATCGGATCGGCGGCATCCTACGCCGCTGTACGCCCTGTAAATGCCTCTAGTTTCATCGGCTATGTAGACGCCGCCCAGGTAATGCAAACATTCGCGGACGAATTAAAAATCCCATTAGTAAATAATGGGGTAAGCGTCAAACTAGCCTCGCCATATTATCCGGGTAGCACGTTGCAAAAAATACGCGACTGCGCAAAAGAAGCTGGGATAAATTTCTCAATTGAGTTTAATACTTTGAAAATATGGCCTAGAAACAGCGCCATAGATGGAGAAGTAATTAAAATTGATAAAAATTCTGGCCTTGTTGGATACCCTAATTTTAATTCTTTTGGTATTACTTTTAGCTGTATATTTAATCCCAATATGGTATTGGCTAAGCAAGTAAATTTGCAGAGTGATATTATTATTGCCAATGGGGTTTGGAATATCGTTACGGTTTCGCATAATATAGAATCCGAAACCCCAGGCGGTCAATGGATTACGACCGTGCAGTGTATAAGGCCTCCGCAATGACGCAAGACGGTTTTTTCATCAACGATAATGTAAACAGCGGGGCTGGTGAATATAACTCGCTTTTGTTCGCTATTACGCAAGTATTGAGCCGGGTTAATACGGCCACGCTGGTGCAAGTTATATCGGTAACCAATACAGGCGGCGTACAAACGGCTGGCACTGTCAATGTGCAGCCGCTAGTTAATCAAGTGGACGGAGCTGGAAACGCAACACCACATGGCATTTTATATTCTCTGCCATATTTGCGGATTCAGGGCGGTGGAGATGCTTTTATCATTGACCCAAAGGTCGGTGATATTGGCATTGCTATATTTACAGACCACGATATTACCAACGTGATTGATACACAAACGCAAAGCAATCCATTCTCAGCGCGTAGATTTTCTATGGCCGATGGGCTTTATTTAGGCGGCGTATTAAATGGCCCTCCTAATCAATATGTTGAATTTAGCAGCGCTGGTATTAAAATACATTCTCCAACGGCAATAATTATTGACGCTCCTGATATTCAATTAACATCAGCTACGCTTGAGATAAATGCGACGGGAGCCGCCTCATTAAATGCAGCATCGTTATCCTTAAATGCCCCAGCCATAACAAGCTCGGGAGTATGGATTCACAATGGTGATATGACTACAAACGGGGCTTTAGTAAATAATGGCAAGAATATCGGGCCAAGCCATGTACACTTGGTCACCGGGGTCGGTAGCAATACTACGGGGATTGTTTAATGAAAAGCCTATTATTAGACCGAACGGCCTGGGATTTGGTTTTAGATTCGAGCGGCAATATCGCGGTTTGCACCGAGCCATATGCCATTGCGCAAGATGTCGCGTGCGCTTGCAGGCTTTTTTTAGGTGAATGTTGGTACGATACTACTTTAGGTGTTCCATATTTTGAAAAAATACTAGGGCAAAGGCCTTCGTTGGCAATTGTGCGGGCAGAATTAGAAAATGCCGCGATGACCGTTCCAGGCGTAGTATCGGCCAAGGCAATTATTACGAGCAACAATAACCGCGTATTAACGGGCATAATCGAGTTTATCGACGCTACTGGCGCTGCCAACAATGTGACTTTATAAAATGCCGATTACCAACGTACCGACAATTGCATTTACGCCTACAGGCCTTGTTTTGCCTGCGCCTAGCGATGTTTTGGGCGGCGTAACTGCGGACATAAATGCAGCTTTTGGCGGCGGTGTAAATCCGGCGCTATCAACTCCCCAGGGACAATTAGCAAGCAGTTTGGCCGCTGTAGTAGAAAATTTCAATGCTCAGTTTGCCAATTTTGTCAACCAGGTGAACCCGGATTTTGCAAGCGGGTTTATGCAGGATGCTATCGGGCGCATTTACCTATTGACGCGCAATCCTGCGGTATCTACGGCGGTGCAATGTAATTGCCTTGGCGCTGTTGGCACGGTAATACCTTTAGGCGCACGCGCAGTTGATACAGCGGGCAATATATACGCCAGTACGGTGGCCGCAACCATTCCCGCCAGCGGCATTATTTCAGTGCCCTTCGCGGCCATAGTTCCAGGGCCAATTGCTTGCCCTGCCTATTCTCTTAGCGCTATTTATCAGAGTGTTCCGGGCTGGAATACCGTTATTAATACTGCCGATGGTGTCATTGGGCGAAACGTAGAAAGCCGCTCCGATTTTGCTTACCGCAGACAAAACTCAGTCGCATTAAATTCACACGGGACATTAAACGCAATTTATGCCAATGTTTTTAATGTGCCAAACGTTATTGATGTTTATGCATATCAAAATACATCTAATGTCACTTTAGCAGTGGGTTCCACTAGCTACATTCTTGCGCCACATTCTATTTATATTGCAGTATCTGGCGGCACTCCTGCTGATATTGCCAATGCCATATTCCAGAAACAGAATATGGGATGTGATATGAATGGAAATACATTAGTTAATGTGGTAGATAGCAGTGGTTATTCTGCTCCATTGCCTACTTATATTGTTAAATATAATATACCAACAAGCACGCCTATACTGTTTTCAATTCAAATTCAAAACAGCGCGACATTACCGTCGAATGTTTCAACCTTAATAACAAATAACATTATCGCGGCATTTAATGGTTTAGATGGCGGCTCACGCGCACGCATTGGGGCTACCATATTGGCAAGCCGATATTATGCCGCTGTTTTATCGGCCAACCCTGGGATATCGCTTTTATCAATTCAAATTGGAATTTCAGCAGCTAACCTAAATAGCGTGCAAATGGGTATAGACCAAATGCCAACTATTTCAGCCGCCAATATATCCGTTACCTTAGTTTAATATGTTTGATGTAAAGCAAACGATAGTAAGCCAATTTACCAACAGCCCGACATTATCGGCGCTGGTTGCAAATATGGATTCTTATATTAATCCGGCTGCAAACATCCAGGCTTTTTATGATAAAGTTTGGAATATAGATACAGCCTCGGGGTTCGGTTTGGATATTTGGGGCCGAATAGTAGATGTAAGCAGGTATTTGAAAATACCATATTCAGAAAAATACTTTGGTTTTTCTAGTCCCGCAGGCGCTAGCGGAGTTCCCTTTGGTCAAGGCGTATTTGCGCCACCAATACAAAACCAAACCACGACATACCAACTTACTGACGATGCTTATAGGCGCTTGATTTTATGCAAGTGTTTAAGTAATATCGTAGAAGTTAATGCACCTGCGGTTAATCAATTGCTACAAAAATTATTTCCGGGGCGTGGTCGCTGTTATGTAAATAACTTGGGCGGCATGAACGTGCGATACGTTTTTGAATTTAATTTGCTACCCTATGAACAAAGTATTGTTACGAGCAGCGGAGTGTTGCCAATACCTGCCGGGTGTGGAGTATCTTTTTTAATCATAGACCCCGCTACTACTTTTGGTTTTTCTAGCCCCACTGGCGCTAGCGGAGTTCCCTTTGGCCAAGGTGTGTTTTATAATTAAGGCAAAATTATGTTATTAAGCAATCAACCCCAAAAAATAAGCACGCCGTTTGCGAATACGGGTAGTAAAAATACTATCCCGGTAGCGCCTATTTCAACTCCATCCACCGCAGCGGCGGCGAGTTTCACCGATGGCTTCCCTCCTGTAAATGCCACTGATATCGTGGCGGGCGGCATCCCGCCTGTTATTGCCGATATGAATGGCATTTTGAATGCGGTCACAAAGTTGCAGCAATTTCAAAGCGCGGGCGGCATGTATCCTTACGACGCTACTTTTAGCGCGGCCATTGGCGGCTATCCGCAAGGCGCTGTAGTATTGGCCGCTGGCGGTGTCGGGTCATGGCAGTCTATGGTAGATAGCAACACCAGCAACCCCGATGCGGGTGGGGCTGGCTGGATGTATTTTGGCACCGGGCTATCGTTTAAGGGTAATGGCTTCGGTTTCGGCACAGGCTCCTTAACGGTTTCCCAGCTAGGACAGTGGGTAGAGCTTAGCGCTGGCGCGACGGTAACACTGCCTGACGCATCACTTTGCCCGAATGGCTCGACGGTTACCATTCGATCTGCTGGAGGTGCGAATACCATTAAAGGGTTTGGCACTCAGACGATTACGGGATCATTTGATGATGTTTCTAACACGCTTGCGCTTTCCAGAGGTGAGATCGTTACGGTGGCAGCTTTTAACGGCAGCGGCTGGTACGTCACCAGCGATGGTTTCGGTAGCCCAAATTTCAAAAGCGGCACGACCTACCAATACCTGCCGGGTGGTTTTTTAATGCAATGGGTGACGGGTGTTTGCGATGCAAGTGGCAATATGACCGTCACAAACCCGCAAGCGTTCGCCACAGGGCCGCTTGGCGGCATAGCGAACGAAGCAAGTCCTAGTGGATGGACTTCGACCAGCGCGTCTATTTGGGGTTTTGACCTCGCAGCCAGCACGACCACTACGTCTGTTGCGCGGTGTCGCAATGTATCCGGCGCGGCGGGGCCTAGCATAAGCGCTGGCACTTCCGGTCGCATTCTCGTTTGGGGTAAATAATATGTACTTTTCAAAATCCACGGGCGGCTTTTACGACCCATCGCGTTTTGGCGCGCCCACAATCCAAGTGCCCGACCCGGCGAACCCAGGCAAATTTTTAACGCAGCCAAACCCGGCATGCCTAATGCCTGCTGACGTGGTGCTGATTACCGATGCGCAATACCAGGCCGCAATAGACGGCCAAAGCGCTGGCCTGGCTATTGTGGTCAATACCGCAGGTTTTCCAATGCCAGCCCCAAGCCCCACGCCTGCACAGCTATTGGCCCAAGCGCAAGCCAAGCAATCCGCCATTGTGGGCGCGGCCTGCGCTGCACAAATTACCGGGTCTTTTGTGTCTAGCGCTTTGGGCGCGGCCTACACGTATGCCAGCGGCGTTAATGACCAGCTCAATATCAGCGGACAAGTCACTAGCAGCCTACTGCCAGGTCTATTGCCCACATGGACTACGCAGCAATCGTGTACTAGCGCAGCAGGCGTATGGGCTTATCGCCCGCACACTGCCGCACAAATTCAAAAAGTTGGCACGGACGTGCAGGCCTGGGTGCTCACGGCGCGAATGAAAAACGCCACGCTGCAATCGATGATTGCGGCGGCTACGTCTATTGCGGCTGTTAATGCTGTGGTGTGGTGATATGAAAGTAGCACTATTCCACGGCACGCACCACGGTGATGGCTTCCGTTTAGAGGCCGGGGCCGCGATTACGCACGCTGCGCAGTTTGGCAAATTTGCCAATGTCGTGCACGTTGCGGCAATTCATGAGGAATACTCTGATGGTGACGTGCTGCTCGCCACCTCTTTGCTAGCGCACGGCGTATGTGCCCAGCGGACACGCATCGATGCAAAAGACTGGTACGTCTACGATGTTCCGCAGTGGGACACTGTGCAGTCAATTGACTGGTTTGCAAAGCATAGTGGCGAGCCTTACGATCTTATCGGAGCAATTGAATCGGTTTTCCCATTGCACCACACTGGCGGGCGTGGATGGTATTGCAATGAGGCCGTAGCCGCTAGCGTTGGCGTGGCTAATTTTGCTGTAGACCCCGCAGAATTTAGCGAGCTTGTCGATATGATCGGAAAGAACATAACCCATGAATTTTTTAAGGCAAAAGATGCGCCACAATAATGAAAACGATCGTAAAGAATATCCGTGGGACTGGTTCACCGAGAAGGTTTTACCGCCTTTGTTTGTAGCCCTTACGATGGCTGTTTTGGGCGCTTGCTGGGCTACGTATACGACCGTGCAAAGCCTGAGCGGAAAGGTGGAGCAGAACGCCTCCGACATTGTGAATTTGAGGGCACGCATTGAAACGGTGAGTGCAAACGCAGTGACCCGACCTGAGATTTTGGAAACCGTGAAGCGCGTAGAGCTTGCAATAGAAAATCTCATGCTGCGCAGCGGCGTGAAAAACCCGCAGCTAAATTTGCAGAGGTAAACCATGACCGACGTAACCCAAGTCCATGAGGAAAAAAATACCTTCACCGTTGACGTGAATATTCCAGGCCATGACCCGCGTGTGACTACTGCATTGTTTAAAAAGTCACGCCTGCACTTGCTAGAGCGAGACGGCGGTCGCTGCTATATTTGCAACTGCACGGCAGAGGAAACCGGGCATCCATTAGAAGCGCATCACTGGCCTATCGAGCGCAGTTTTGCCGAGATGGTGGACTGGGGGCCAAACTCACAAATTCGCAAAGACTTCCCAAAGTTTGGGTGGGGCAGTTTTGACGAATCCGACCCTTACAGTTTTGTGGACGATATGAATGTGAATGGCCGTTTGCTCTGCAAGGCTCACCATATCGGCAAAAACGAAGGCGTGCACGCTCTGCCTGAGCCTGTATGGCTTGCCCAGCGCTACGGCAAAGAGGGCTACAAATTCAGCGACGTGGAGATCATCCACCGCGATCAGGTGTAATATGAAATTCCTCAAAGACATTTTGACTGGCATTGATGGCGAAAGCTATGATGTAGGCCGCGTGCTGTGGGCTTTGTCTGTGCTTATCGGCCTTGGTCTATCGGTTTACAGCACCGTTTTCAAAGTGGCTTTTGATCTACAGCAATACGGCATTGGCGCGGGCGCTTTGTTGGCCGCTGGCGGTGCGGGGCTGTGGGCCAAGGCTAAAACCGAGCCTGGAGAAAAGCCATGAATTTCGATATGGCCTTTGACCGCCTACTTGGCAATGAGGGTGGCTACGTAAACAACCCCAGCGACCCAGGTGGTGAAACGCGCTGGGGTATTGCTAAGCGCAGTTACCCTACGGTGGACATTGCAAACCTGAGCAAAGACGCGGCTAAAGCCATTTACTTGCGGGACTTTTGGAACCCCCTCACAGGCGTACCCGATGTGCTTAAATTTCAGGTGTTTGACTTTGCCGTTAATTCCGGCATGCAAACGGCTGTTCGCAAACTGCAAGCTGCTATTGGCGTAGCCGATGATGGCCATTGGGGGCCTCAGTCACAAGCCGCATTGCTCAAGCTGGGGCCAAGCAACGCAATAATGCTTTTTTTATCCCAGCGGCTGCGTTTCATGACTTCGCTTTCTACGTGGCAAACCTTTGGTAAAGGCTGGGCAAACCGGATTGCAGCCGACCTAGAATATGCTGCAAAAGACTTTGCATGAAGCCTGAAATTGACCCTTACGATGTTCGCCTGACCGCGAATGAGCGCGAGATTTTGCTGGCGCTGGAAAAAAAGCGGGCATACTATGCGAGCTACCCCGGCTATGACCGCAAGCGTGAAGCCCAAGGCGTAGTGCGGGCGATGGAAATTGTGTGGTCAGTCGTGATGGGATGGCCCACTGTTCAACAAACTGATTTAGGGCCGCTATGAAAAAACACCTGAAAACGCCCGCATTTATTGCTATTGCTGCTATGGCTTGCATAGCAATTTGCACTTGGTCAGCGGTGGCCTTTGCAGACACTTCCGGGCTTACGGCAGTGATCGCTTGTGGCACGCTCTCGGGCAGTGGCCGCGCCATCATCACTACGCCAGACGGCGAAAAGCATGAGCTACGGATTGACTGCGGGCAGCGCATATGAACCCCCTTGCATGGCTAAACCCGGGCCGCTGGCTACTCTACGCGGCCTTGCTTGCATCAATTTGCCTTGGCGCATGGCGGCTATGGGAAAACGAAAAAAAGAGCCTAGAGGCCGTTGGCTATGACCGGGCCAAAGCTGAGTGTAAAGCTGCGGGAGATGCCCAAGCCACGCGCAACGCTGAATTGGCCCGTAAAGCTGAGCTGACCTACACAGTGGCCGCGCCATCATCACTACGCCAGACGGCGAAAAGCATGAGCTACGGATTGACT